TCCTTCAGCCGGCCCGTGGGCGGCACCCGATTGAGCACCGCGGCGATGTAGCGGCCTTCCTTGGCGGCCAGGTTGATCGTCGCCTCGCTGGCCCAGAAATCCGCCGGCGAGGGCTGCATGGGCAGCAGCACCAGGTCGGCGGTGGCGATCAGCAAGGGCAAGAAGGTGGACGTGAACACGAAGGGCGAGACGATCAAGGGCGGCGTGACGCTCTACATGGTCGGCACCGACAGCCTAAAGCGGACGATCTACGCCCGGCTCAAGCGCGACGTGACCGGCCCTGGCGGGATCCACTTCGGCACCGGCACGACAGAGGACTACCTGCGGGGCCTGACTTGCGAGCGGCTGGTGCCGAGATCGGTCAAGGGGTTCCAGGTGCTGGAGTGGCAGAAGCCGGCGGGAGCCCGCAACGAGCCGCTGGACCTGACGGTCTACTCCCTGGCGGTGCTCGAGCTAATCAAGCGCCGCTACCACCGCGCCACGATGTGGGACCAGATCGAACGACAGCTGAGGCCGACAGCCCCAGCGCCTGAGCCCGAGCCGCCGCACCCATTAGAGTCGAGGCAGCCCCGGCGCCGCGGCGGGTTCGTGACGAACTGGTGATGACCGCAAGTTTTCCCGCAGAGGTCCGGCCGGGCGACACCCTGATCTGGGGCACGGCATCGGCTGCAACACCGACCGGCGGCCCGATCACAGCTGCCGCTGGCTGGGCGCTGACGACCTACATCCGGTTCCCAGTTGCCACCGGCGCCACCCAGTCAACCGGCGCGGCATCTGGCGATGGATGGGATTCAACGGTGAGCGCTGCGCTGACCAGCCTGTTCCCGCCGGGGCAGCGGGGCAGCTGGCAGTCGGTGGCGACGTTGGCGGCAGATGCCTACACGATCGGTTCGGGATCGTTCATGGTGTTACCGAGCCTGACGGCTGCCGGTGCGATCGACACCCGCAGCCAGGCGCGGAAGGACCTGGAGTCATGCCAGGCCGCGATCCGGGCTGTGATCGCCGGCGGCGGGGCGCAGGAGTACAGGATCGGCACGAGGCAGGTGAAGCGGTATGAGCTGAGCGAGCTGCTGACGCTGGAGGCCCAGCTGAAGGCGGATGTGGCGCGGGAGGAGGAAGCCGAGAACATCGCCGCCGGCAGGGGCAGCGGCCGGACGCTCTATGTGAGGTTCACCTGATGGGATTCTGGCAGCGGATTCAGCACGCCTTCGCCGGCCCATTGCCGCAGCCCGCGCGACGCAGCTATGCCGCCGCGACCGGCGGCCGACTGACGGCGGGATGGCTGACGGCCGGCACGAGCGCCGACGCCGAGATCCAGGGCAGCCTGCCGCGGATCCGGGACCGGGCCCGGTCAATGGATCGGGATACCCCCTACGTGCCGCAGATCAAGCGACTGGTGCGTGACAACGTGGTGGGCCCCCACGGCATCCAGCTGCAGATGCGAGTGATGCAGCTACGCGGCGGCCAGCTGGATGAGCGGATCAACTCGTCGATTGAACAGGGCTGGCGGCAATGGGGCAACCGCGACAGCTGCGACGTGGCCGGGCAGAAGTCCTGGCTGGACTTTGAGTGGCAGGCGGTGATGGCCGGGGTGGATTCAGGCGAGATGATCATCCGCATGGTCCGCCAGCCGTTCGGCCGCAACAACCGGATTCCACTGGCACTGGAGGCGATCGAATCCGACCAGCTGGACTTGAACCACGTCGGACCGTTGAAGGATCCGCGCAACAGTTGGCGGATGGGGATTGAGCGCGACCGCTGGGGGCGCCCGCAGACCTACGCGATCCTGACGGCCCATCCGGGCGATTATCTGACGTCGGGCACTAACGCGGCATCGCAGCGCCGGATCGAGTACGTGCCGGCGGAGGACATCGCGCATGTGTTCTTCCCCGAGCGGCTGGGCCAGACCCGTGGTGTGCCGCGGATCCATGCGGTGATCGCGGACGCGCACCAGGCGAATGGCTATGAGGAAGCGGCGACGATCCGGGCCAGGACTGCGGCGTCGCAGATGGGATTCATCCGCACCGATGACGGCGAACTGATCGGCGATGGGGTGATGGACAACCAGAGGGTGACGGACTTCGAACCTGGGGTGTTCAAGTACCTGAAGGCTGGCGAGGATGTGGTGGTGCCGCAGATGCAGTCGCCGGACTCGCAGTTCGAGATGTTCGTGCGGCAGAAGGGGCGGCGGATTGCGATGGGGACGGGCGTGAGCTACGCCAGCCTGACCCGTGACGCAAGCCAGGCGAGCTACAGCAGCCAGCGCCAGGAGTACCTGCAGGATCAGGACGCCTGGAGCGTGGAGCAGACGATGCTGATCCAGCGTCTGCACGAGCGAGTGTTCGCCGAGTGGCTGCCGCTGGCCGTCCTGGCCGGCGCGGTGCGGCTGCCGGACTTCGAGCTGCGACCGGAGCGCTACCTGATGGCGGCGCAGTGGCAGGCGAGGGGATGGCAGTGGGTGGATCCCAAGAAGGAGGCCGAAGCAAACGTGATCATGGAGGGAGCGGGCTATGTGAGCAAGACCCAGATCATCGCCAGGCTGGGGACCACCTACGAGCAGATCTTGAAAGACAAGCAGCAGGAACAGCAGCTCGAGGCCCAGTATGGGGTGCAGCCTCAGGCGCCACCGATCCGACCGGATCCGCCAGCGGAGGACTCGCCAGATGCCTGACCTGACACCGACTGCCGGGATGCGCGAGGAAGCGCAGCGTTACCGCGACTGGAAATCCGAGGGCCGCCGCGGCGGGACAGCCGTGGCCGCCAGACGTGCGGGGCAGATCCTGAGCGGTGAGCCTCTGTCTGAGCGGACCGTGATCACCATGGCCGCATGGTTCGCCCGGCATGAGGTGGACAAACAGGCCGAGGGCTTCCGGCCGGGAGAGGACGGCTACCCCAGCCCGGGCCGTGTGGCATGGGCGGCGTGGGGCGGCGACCCAGGGCAGCGGTGGGCGAGTGAGAGGGCCGATAGCATCAAGGCAGATCGCAGCATTGCCGGGATGGAAGATCAGGGGGCCCGCCCGTATCCGAATGAGCATGCCGCGCGACTGGTGGACCCGGATGGGTTCGATAGGTTCCGCCGCCAGAACGACGCCGGGGGCGAAGGGGTGGACTTCATCTACGGCATCAAGGGCGACGATCCGGTGGTGCTGCAGGCGATCCGATTTGATGCTGAACGGTTCACCCCGGCGGAGGCGCGGAAGTGGCTGGACGATCACGATCACCAGGCGATCCTGTTTGAGGAAGCGACGGGAGAGCGTGAGCTGACGCCAGACATGACGGTGGCGCAGGGGATGCTCTACGAGGCACTGGAGGAGATCGCCGACGAGGTGGGCCAGTTCAGCCAGGCCGATGCCCACTACATGCCCGAGAGCCCGTTCGCGGGGCAGGGGATGGTGTGCAGCAACTGCGCGTTCTACCAGGGCCCGGCGGCCTGCGAGGTGGTCGAGGGTGAGATTGCCCCCGGCGCCCTCTGCAAGTTCTGGATCATCCCGGCCAGCAAGCTGAGTGCCGAGTCTGCGGCACCCCGCCAGCTGGCGCATGGTGAGCTGCAGCGGTGCTTTGGGTCTGGCGTGGTCCGCCGTGAGCTTGACGTGGCGATGGCTCCGGAGGCGATCGAGGGCGGGATCCGGTTCACGTTCAGCAGTGAGTCTCCGGTGGAACGATGGTTTGGCAGTGAGGTACTGAGTCACGCCCCTGGAGCGGCGGACCTGAGCCGGCTGAACAATCAAGCGGTCCACCTGTGGAACCACGACCGCGACGTGGTGCTGGGTGTCGTGACTGGCGCTGAGATCGGCGCCGACCGCCGTGGCGTTGTGACGACCCGCTGGAGTCCGAACACCAACGAGCGCGGGAGTGAGGAATGGAAGCGCCGGCAGGACGTCGAGAACGGGATCACGAGCAAGGTGAGTTTCGCCTATGAGGTGCGCGACGCGATGGACATGGGCGACGGCAAGATCCTGGTGACCAAATGGGCACCGCTGGAAGTCTCCACCGTGTCGATCCCTGCTGACGACTCGGTGGGGCATGAGCGGCAGCTGCGGGAAAGCACTGCCGATCTGGTGGCGCTCACCCACGAGCTGCAGCAGCCGGAGCGTCCGGCTGCTGCCCCACCGGAACCTGAACAATCGCAACCCTCTAGCATGGAAGAGCATGTATCGGCCCCGCCCGAAACGATGACCGTCGAAACCCAACAAGACGCCCGTTCGGCCGCTGAGGTCGAGCGTGAGCGCATCAAGAGCATCAACGCCATCTGCCGCCAGCACGGCATGCCTGAGGGCATGGCCGACGATCTGGTCGACGCTGCCGCTTCCGTTGACCAGGCCCGTGAGCAGGTGCTGGGCAAGATCGGCGCCCGCAGCCGCGAGCTGCAGCCCGGCGGCCTGCACGTCGAGGCTGACGCCCTGATCGGGATGGATCAGCGCGACCTGAAGCGCTACTCGATGATCAAGCTGCTGCGGCACATGGCCGAGCCGACCAATCAGTCCCTCCGCGATGCCGCCGGCTTTGAGCTGGAGTGCCACAACGCTGCCGAGATCAAAGCCGACCGTGCTGCCAATGGCAAGTGGATTCCGTTCGACGTGGTGGTCGCCAAGCGCGACCAGACCGTCGGCAACTTCGGCAAGGGTGGCGCCCTGGTCGGCACCGAGCTGCTGGCCGGATCGTTCATTGATCTGCTGATCAACCAGTCGGCGCTGCTCCAGTCCGGCATCACCACCCTGGCGGGCCTGACCGGCAATGTGGACATTCCCCGGAAGACCGCTGCATCGCAGCACTACTGGGTCGGCGAGGACGTTGACGTCACCAACAGCGACGCCACCTTTGGCCTGATCTCCAGCACCCCCAAGACCATCGGCGTTCGAGTGCCGGTGTCCCGCAAGTCCCTGATCCAGACCACTCCGGACATTGACACACTGGTGCGCCAGGACATGGCCGAGCGCATGGCGCTGGGCGTGGACTCCAGCGGCATGTACGGCACCGGCTCCAATGCGCAGCCGCTGGGCCTGCGCAACGTGACCGGCATCGGTTCGGTGACCCTGGGCGGCGGCGCCTCTCAGGTGTACCCGGCCAACCTGGGCAGCGGCACGCACGACTCCGGCGACTGGGCCGACTACATCGACCTGCGGGCAGCCTGCACCGCGGCGAACGTGAACGTGGGCAGCGCCCGCTACATCATGAACGCCATCACCGAGGCTGGTGGCATGAAGACCCTGCGAGCCTCGGCCGCGGGTTCGGACTACATCGTCTCGGACGCTGGCACCATCGGCCGCCATCCGGTCCTGGTGTCCAACCAGGTGCAGACCAACGACGTGTTCTACGGGGTGTTCTCGGATCTGGTCCTGGCCACCTGGAGCGGCCTGGATATCGTCGTGGACCCCTACACCCAGTCGGCCAAGGGTCAGGTGATCTACACCGTGATGCAAGATCTGGATTGGGTGTGCCGCCGGGCCGCCAGCTTCGCCCTGGGAAGCTAATGGCCTGGATCATCCTCCAGACCGCCTGCTGCATTGCAGGCGAACAGTGCCAGCCGGGACCTGATCCAATTCAGGTCTCCTCTGCCGATGCCAAGCTGCTGATCTCCCAGCAGCTTGCCCTGCCGGCGGAGGCGCCGGCCCCGGCCCCGGTCGAGGCGCCGGTGTGCAAGCCCCGCAACCTGAAACCCCCCGTCGCTGACAAATGACCATCCACAACCTCGGCGGCAAAACGACCGCCTTCCAGCTTCACGCCTGCGCCGTCGTGGCCCTGGCGAGCACCACAGGCGCCGGCCAGGTCGGCGGCTCGGCCGCCACCGTGGACCTGCTGCCCTACGAGGGTGACGTGGCGTTCTCCCTGGACCATGCCGCCGCCGGCTCTGGCGTCACCCTGACCGCCAAGATCCAGCACAGCGACACCACGACCGCCGGCGATTTCGTCGACGTGACCGGGGGTGCGTTCACTGCTGCTGCCGCCAACACCGCCGGCTTCGCCACGCTGACGCTGAATAGCGACATCCTGCGCCGTTACGTGCGGGTGCTGTTCACCACCTCCGGCGGCACCAGCTCCGGTGCCGTGAGCGTGATGGGTCGGGGTTCGGCGAAGTACCTCTGATCGATGTTTGACGCAGACCTGGATCTGCTGTTCAGTTTCGGCGCCAGCAGCGTGACTGCGGGCGCCGTTTCTGGTCTGGGGCTGCTGATGATGCCCGGCGAGATTATCGCCGATGGGATGGTGCTGACGACGGACTATGAGCTGACGGTGAAGACCAGCGAGTTCGGCAACCTGCAGTACGGGACCGGAATCGTGGTTGATGCGGTGCCCTACACCGTGCGGAGCGTGATGCCGATCGATGACGGCCGACTGAGCATCGTGCGGATGCAGGCAACAGTGATTGAGAGCCCGGCGCCCTTGGGCCCGTCGGTGATCGAGGGCGACAGCGTGGACACCGATAGCGATGTGGTGCTGGACGGCGGCACCCCGAGCACGGTCTACATCTACGACAACGTCATTGACGGAGGGGAGCCATGAGCGAACGGATCACCAGGCTGCGGATGCGCGGTGGCACGGCAGCCGAGTGGACGGCGGCTAACCCGGTGTTGCTATCCCGCGAGTTCGGCATCGAGACCGACACTCGGCGCCTGAAGATGGGCGACGGCACGACCGCCTGGGCCAGCCTGCCGTACTTCCTGGCTGGTGCTGACGTGCGGGGGCAGGTGAGCCGGCTGACCAGCTATCAGATTCCCTCGGCGGCCCAGGGCGTCTACCGGGCGATCGGCGCCACCGGCACGCTGGACACGACCACAGCGAGCGGCCTGGCGCTGGGCACGACGGACACGATGGGCCTGCGCAACAGCAGCGGCAACACCGTGATGCTGCGAGTGTCAGGATCGGTGGAGGCAACGGCCGGGAACAACAACACCCTGGCCCTGAAGCTGGCAGTAAATGGCGTCGTGATTGATGCGACCGAGACCCATGCGATCGACGGCAATGGCGCCCACGATGCGAAGCTGACGACGACGTGGATGGTGTCGCTGCCGGCGGATGGCGAGGTGTCGATGCGGCTGGCGAACCTGAGTGCATCGGCCGACATCACCGTGACCAGGGCCCGGCTGGTGGCGAGCCAGGTGCATCTGTGAGGGCCGCTAGCATGAGGGCATAGGAGGCGCGATCATGACCCTCGGCGCAACATCAGGATTTCTGACCCGCGACCTGGGCACCCTGACCAGCGCTGGTGTCGGCACAGCCCGCGAGAGCACGGGCGTTGATCTGACGTTTCAGGTCACCGTGTCAAGCATCGGCACCAACGTGGTGGTGGCCTTCGAGGGCAGTCTGGACGGCACGAACTACGGCCGACTGAGCGATGGCGTGGTGGATAGCTACACGATCAGCTCGAACGGCACCTACCTGTACCAGATGCACGGCCCGGTGCGGTTTGTGCGGCTGCGGCTGGTGAGC